ATCATTTTTCCGTGACAATTTCATTTTCACTGATGGTATGTTCAGTTTGTTCCTTGATAGGGCAACTGAAGGTGTAATAGTACCATTAAGTCAGAAATTTTCAACTGATTTGCTTCAAGATGAGTTGATAAATCATGATTTTGTCAATGAGGAACGTAGAAAGGCTATTAATCGTATTACCGATATGGAAAAGGATATCTATTATCCTGTTATTTGGGATACTGCTAATAAAAGGATATATTACAGCAATAGTGGTGGCAAGGTTAAGAACGGTGAAGTATATAACATAGAGTTTAATCTTCATTTCAGAAAGCATGAGGGTGATAATTGGTTAGTTAGTCCAACAAGTTATTGGAATGGGGTTAATGACAACGCCACTTTTTATAGTAATGGTTTTTTCAATACGGCATATCCAAATAAGGAGAGTCAACCTGACTTATTGACATACCTTGGTTTTACCAATAATGATGTGAAATATCAGAAGAATAAGTTAAAGAAGTCATTTTTAAGACTTATGTTCTTTGATTCGATGAGTCCCACAAATCAAAATCTTCTTGCTTATTATACGGTATTCATGGATAGTGGTGGATATTTCAGTAAATTCGTAAAGTATGTTGAATTGACTGACTATTATAAAGCTCCGGCAGATGGCGGAAGAGCAATAACTGATTTGGTTGGTTTAAGGGTCGATAGAGAACCTACAATTGATGAAAGGGGAGAACTTATACAAGAAAGCACCGTTGATGAAGTAAGATTAGGTACACGTTTTATTATTTCGGATAAATATTCATCCGATGCATCAAGTGAGGGTTTTTACCTATATTTGTGGAAAGACAATTTTGAGGGTACTGTACCACAGGATATTTATATGAAGGTTGAGTTTAACCATGCGGGCTATGGAAGAACAATACCATTTATGATGCCATTCTGGGATAATAAGAAATGGCCAAGTAAAAAAGGTATTAAAACCTTTGAAGAAATACTTGCGGATTGGAAAAATGGAAGTGGTACAGACGGCCCTTATGGTATTCAGCAATATTTGAAATATTCATATATTCATTTTAAGTACCGTTATGATAAGGCTACTAAACGTCATGTATATTATCTTGATGATGAGTTCTATGGAACAGACCCAAGTAAAGGTGGTGTACATTTCGCCAATAATAAAATAACTTTAAACCTTTATGAGGCAAAAATAGTATAGAGGATATGAAAAAGATACAGAAAACCATATGTAGAGAGGAATTGAAATCACGTATTCCAGGTTTATTTGCCTATATAGAGGAAAATGATGCCGACGAATTTAAGTTGCATAAGGCAACTGATTCGTTGCAAGGCTGTTGGGGCAAAATCATAGAGAATATCAAGTTGCCAAATGGAATAAATCTTAAAATCGGTAATGAAACAATATTAAGTCAGTATGATACAAATAAGAAAGAACCTGTTTATTCATATCGTACATTAATCAGTTATTACTACCAATATAAGGATTATCCTTTTAAAACAAGTGTTGACGACGGTAGCTTTATTGGGTTTATGGAAGAAGGCATCGGAAAGATAGAGATTAATTTTACCACGCTTGGACTGAATGAAAAAGATAATGACCTTGTGCCACATTATATCTATTTGGCCAATGTAAGGAATTTAATCAACCAATATTCAAAGTTAAAGGTTATATATGATTATTACAAAGATGAAGAAAATGTAGAAAGTGATATTTGTTGCCTTTTAGCCAAATATATAAGGATGGGTGGTGACATCATGTATAATGAATTAATACGTTTGAATGATATTGCCGAAACAGAAGCAACTAAATATTATGGCTATGCTGTTAAGGATGCAGATGAGGTTAATAACAAGGTTACAAAGAAACTAACCTTGAATATGGGTATAAATTTAAACCAATCAATTCATGATATAGGTTATCTGTCTTGCTACCTTAATGATTGGGTTGGGGGTGATGCCCATAAAGAAGGTGAATTATATACCTATGATGGAAACACATACGTTTGTATGAAAGATAATAATGATGAGTTCAATAAGGAAACATTTGAATTTGATTTTAAGGAAGACTCAAGGCATTTTCAGAAATTAACAGACATTAGTCGATGGCCTAAACCTTTACAACCGGGTAATAAAACCATACGTGACAATATTATTAAAGCCGATAACCCATATGGTACAAAATTTGTTGTTGAACGTGATGAATATGAATTAGATTATTCTGCCGATAGTAAATTGAAGTCACTTAGAAGATATAAGACATATATCAATGGTGAGGATATTGAGGAAGAACCGTCTGATAACGAGGATTGGCTATTCTATTACAGAATAGGTGTTGTGTCTAACTATACTACCGTTACAGATGAATTTGGGAATATTTGTGATATAGAAGAACTTAATAAAGGTAATAAAGTTGCGGCTGAAACTGGTGATAAACTTGCTGCATTTGGCAATGTAATTACCAATATAGTTGCAAATAAGAATAAGCGAACAATAACATTTACATATGTGATAAATGCTCATTTGAAGTCTTCTGAATTACAACCTGAAAAGATAAACGGTAACTATCCAACTGATGACGACGGTAATAAACTTTATAAGTTCAAGGATTTTGTCTATGATGATAGCACTGCATATAAGCATTATGGTGTGAAATATGAAGAAACTTATACATATGATGAAGGCAGTGAACTTGATACGTTGGTAAAAGGACAAGATGCATTCACGTTTTATGAATATGTAAATGACATTAACGATACAATAACATCATACAATAAGTATGCTTTCAGTTTGGTTAATTCTACACGTTATTATGATAAGCGGCTAGATACACAGATAGTATCAATTCCTTATGTAAAAAGTGACTATGAAGCCATTATAAAAAACGAAACAGACTATTTATTTGCAGATACATTCAAGAGAGATTATCTGAATGATATAACATATAAACCAACTGTTGAGAATGATGTGAGGATAGACAGAGGTAACTATGCTGCATTTGAAAAACATTTGAAACTTGGCGAAATCAAGTCTATGGAAACAATGGAAAACTTCTCTAATGGTTCATTCTTCAATATACAGAAGGTTAATTAACATTTGAAAAAATTGAGTTTTTAATATAAATTAATAGATATACAGACAAGGTAGATGAATAATACATATGGGATTGTAAAATCAAGTTTAATAGACCCTGCACAGGATGTACAGGTATTCTATCATTATAGACCAAGCCGTAGTTCAGAGGATAGTTCATTTAAGTCTTTCAAAGAGATTACAGATGTTTCATCTATTTTCTCAAATTCGGTAATTGATACAGATGATTTTGATAAACGTTTACCTGGTATGTATAATCTTAATTTGCCGGTTTCAATATTCGGGAAAAAAGGCATCTATACGATTTATATTAGACCAAAGGAGTTTACATGCACAATCAAGGATGTAGGCTCATTGGCCGCATATCCTGATATAAAGGGTATTGTCATTGACATGAACAGCGTTGAAAATCAGACATTGTTTGAGGCTGATAAACTTGTTGGCTATCGTGTTGAATACTTTGACTATGAGGGTAGTGGTTTGAAAAGACAAGAGTATTATAGGCTTATTACAAGTAATAATATGTGTGAACCTGTTTCACAGAATTTAACATCTGCCAATACAAATTCAAATGGCTACAGATTTAATGGAAGTGGTACGTTGTGCTTTATGACACTTACACCATCTACAAGTCCAAGTTTTAAGAGTAATTCCAAGCCTTATATAGGCTCTCCTAATCAGCAAATTGTAATTACTAATACCAAATTTGACCCGGTAATGATTGAGGTTGAAATGGTTGACCATGATATTGAAACGCTGAGTATAATGAGTGAAGGAAATGTGGTAAGAAACCTCGATAAAGGACAAGTGTCTTATTATAACTTTGAAAATGAGATATATAAGCAGTATGAGTTCTCTACCATTAAGGATAATTACACAAAGAATAGTGTTGCAGAGATTAAGATTGACAGAAGTAACAATATTGATAATGAACTTGATATAAATGATTTAATAGAGGCATAAACAATGGGTCGTTACAGTAAATTACATAGTAATTACATACTTAGTAAGAAGCATCAAGTCACCCATAAGGGTACAATCTTTGAAAGAGACTGGGTGACAATTGGCTCACAGCATCAGATTGAGAAAGGCAAGAAGCCTTATTATTCTGATACTAACTTCTTGTTTACTGACAACTCATATCCATCATATAAGAAAAAGTATAACTATGGAAAATGGGTTGCATCATGGGATTATGATGATGTCAAGGATGCAAAAGATGAGGTAAATAAGGTTAAAGTCAATAAGACAAGTAACGACATACGTGATTTTGCCTATTATGGCTCTGCTGTAGAGTTGGTTAAGTCCTCTGTTACTAATATCATTAATTGGTTTCCAGCATATGTGGCATGTTCACACTCAGATATATATGTACCAAATGAAGATGGTACGGGATTTGTTGTATTAACAGGAACTAGATACAATCACATGATTGTAAACCCCTTTAATATTGATTTTGTACATACTTTATCACAAGAGGAAAAGGAAGGCACTAATGTTGATAGGTTTATGGCTGAGTCATATACTAGATATATGATTAAATTCGGTAATGATACACCCGGAGAAATTATAGCATATAGAAAAACACAATATGTTCCATTAAATAGTAATTCAGATAACTCATTCGGTGTTTATACAGAAAACGAAGCTAAAACAAAAATAAAAAGTGGCGAATACCGTTATGCTGATTGCTACCCAGAATATTGGCTACCAGGTGGTAACAGAAAACCACTTTATCAAATAAACTTAGGTGCTGAGAATGAAACACATTTGGAACTTATTTTCCAAGCATATATCATTGACTCAGAGATTGTTTTGCTTACCAAAAATAGTGGAACATCTGGTAATCCTGATTTTATGATTATTCCAAAAGAAGAAGTATTTGAGGAATATTTCAACAATCTCGATGATTTTGAGAAACAACTTCTTACATTAAATTCAAAACCTGTATATAGAAATTCATTTTTGACACCTTTTGAGGGTGAGACAGATTATAAATATGTATATCGTGATTATACATGGCCTTCAATAAGTGTTGATGGGTATCCTTATTCGTTTATTGACATTGTTTCAGAGGGTTATACTGATTATCTGTCAAGATTGGTTGATATGGCAACCACTTATGATGAATTATGGTGTGATAGCCTATATAGGAATATGACCCATGAGGCAATCAAGAACTTTGATTGGACTTATACAAAGGACTATACTGACGGTGATGAACAAGATAATATAGATGGCGGTAATCAGATGATGAAACTTCTACGTATCTATGGCCGTGCATTTGATGACTTGAAGAGATATGCCGATGGCATTGGTTTTGTGTCAAAGAATACTTATGACGGCTATAACAATGAACCAGATGCAGAGATTTCAGATAGACTTGAGTTAATGGGTTGGGATGCCCCATCAGTTATACCAGATGCTACTGACGGAAATACAGATATTATCAAGATTGAAAAATCTTTCCTTGATAATGGAAATTATAAATGGTTTGATGCCCAAAACTCAGAGGATATAGACACAGCCAAGACAGACATTAACTTTGCAAAACATCTTTTACTTTCATCAAGTAGGATTTTGAATACAAAGGGTACAACGCAGGCTATTGATATGGTTATGGCATTGTTTGGATTTGGTGAAAAAGATTATACTTTAACAGAAAGGTTCTATAAGATACCTTATTCTTCATTGAAGAATTTTGATGACGAATATACCACATCAGAAGAAGAAACAATGACATATGGTGAATTGGTTGATAATATCAACTTTTATAAGGACTATCCAAAGGCTTATGATGATATATACAGTGGTGTACCTCTTGGTGATTACTATGTTTCCAAAAAAGCATATGTTAATAAAAATAACGGGTCTGTTATTGGGCAACAAGCTTATAATGAGTTAGATGATAATACTAAAAAAGATTATGAGGAAGTAATGAAAACCACTCACTATATTATTCCTTTCTATACACAGAAGAGAGTGTATGATGGGGATTTATACTTCAATTCAAAGGGCGGTTGGGGTAAAAATGATATTGATGGCCAATATCTTGAAACCATGTCATATCTACATATTGTAGATGATTTCAGTGAATTGTTAAATCTTAACCCAAGTTCATTAAATGATGAAGACATATATTATGTATCAGATATGACAACTTACAGTGAATATGTGGAAACATTACCTGAGAATTTATCCCATTTCTTTGTGATTATTGAAAATGGAAAATATAATCCACAACTTCCGGAGTCATGGGCTAATGTTGATATGACAAGTGATACAGATATTGCCAAGAAAGCTAAGTATCTTGATAGTTTGGTTTCTAACAATATTGGAAATAATCCACATGTCGGCTATGGTGCATATGATATGGGTGAGGATTTCATTGAGTATATGAAGAAACCATTCAAATTTGCCCTTGATGAAGAATTATTGCCGGATGAATGGAAAGATGAAGCAGATAATTTCACATTTGTGGCTGACTATGAGGATAGCGTTGCAGTGTTTGGCAATGGAAATGAAGATAACATATATGGTAAGGTGAAGATAATTGATGATGGCACTACGGATTACTATATCAATCACAAGTATCTGAAACTCAAATTCAATCTTGATGATGAGAGGCAACCAAACGAACTTTTCAGAAATTATTTCATGAATGTTGTTCTGAAATATGTAATGCAAGTTATACCATCAACAACAATTTTGGAAATAAATTTCAATAGTTAACTATAAAGATTAATGACGGTAAATGTAGAGAATAATACCTTGGAGTTTGATGCAAATTGGACTGAAGGTAGTAGTAATAATAAGAAGTCATTTACTGTAAGTGGCAGTAAGGGATTTCGTTATGAGGTAAGTGAGGGTGATTGGTTTGATGTTACTCTTACTGACAATACATTTACTGTTACCGTAAGAGAAAACTTCAATATTGGCGAAAGAAACGGATATATATTGCTAAATAACAATATGGTACATGGCAATACAAGTGACGAAGATACAATAGATGAATTAGAGGTTGATATTCATCAGGATGGTATGAAATGTACAATAAACATTTCAGAAAATAGTGCCTCATTTGCTTCAAATCCAACACATGAAGATGGTGATAAGATAATAATAAAGGAAGATAAGACTTTTACTGTTACAACTACAGGTGGGGTAAAGGATTTTATCATAAAGGAAATAAGGGAAGAATATACAAATAATACCAAACCAGTTCAATTTGACCATGGAATTAAGGTTGAAAAGATTAGTAAGACGCAGTTAAAGATTACAAGTTATGGCCGTGTATTTGACCCTAATGATAAAAAGTATATCATAACATTGGCACATAAAAACAATCGTGAAATAGCAAAAACAATAACAGTTACATACAGTTAGAAAAAAGACATTATGGTACAATCATATTATAGTTATAAGAAACAATTACGTGAAAGTTATGTTGAACCGACAGTTTCATTACAAGAAGCAGCAGAGTCAACAAGAAAAGTCAGACGTAAGTCAAATGATAAATCTACTGATGAGGTTTATTTTGACCGTGAGGGTGGTGAAATGAGGTTTAAATATAAGTTAGAGCCTGAGCATGCAGAACTATATGTTGAGATTTCATCTGATTTTATAACATATAGAACTGAGGATAATGATTTGATTTTAGTCGCAAAACCAAACCCATATAGTTTAGAAAGAAGATGTATTGTTAAGATAATGAATTCATTTAATCCGTTATTCTCGCAGACAAAAGTCGTTATTCAGAAAGGAGTTGACCAAAAATAGCCAACTCCTTATTTTTTCTTAAAGATTGATTAATCTTTCCTCATCATTTTGTATATCTTCATATGAGGTTATTTCGAATTTATATGTTCTATATAGGTTTTTAACCTCATGAAGCGTATATTTCATTGTATCAATATCCCATATGACAAATCCATGACCAGTTGTATTTTCTCCACTGTTGCATTGGAATACTGAGCCTGCATAGACAATTGGAACACCGTTTTTCTTTATTGTCTGATGTTTATGTATATGTCCTGCCATTACGCAGTCACATTCTTTGAAATCATCTGTATTGATACCACTTTCTGACATTCTGCCAATATCCGTAACAGCACCGGCGATATCACCATGATATAAACCAATTAGTTTACAATCCGGGTTTTCTTCTCTTAACCCATCAATATTTGGTTTTGCGAACTTATCGAACATTGAGTATAGAACCCATATGATGTTATCATCCTTAATGTATCCGCTTTTATATTCAAGAGCCTTATCAGCATATATAATATTTGGATAAGCCCCTTTAATTGTGAATGTTGGCGATATTGAGTCCATCCTGTCTTGATTATTTTCAAGCATATCATGATTACCGGCCACAATAATCGTTTTGGCCATTGCATTGAGATAATTCAAAAACTCATGGAATAAATCCTTTGATTCGTTGTCTGCTTTGATTTTCTTTTCAAATACATCACCAACGATGACAATTCTGACTTCCTCTTTCTTTAAATCCTTGATTTCAAGCATGATTTCGCCTGCAAGTTGCTTCAACATATCAGAGAATGGTCTATCTGTTGAAGAACTGTTAGGTATGTGCAAATCAGCCATGAAAATAACTTTCTTAACC